GGTTATCCCTCTCGGCACCGGCACTCGGGTTCAAGGTCGTTTGTTTGTGGCAGCTTTGCGATGGCTGCTGGTTAAGTTCCCGAGTGCGGCGACTGTTGCTGCCTCGGTATTTCAGGTGCCGCGCCAGGTCTGCGACAAGGTGGATACGAAGCCTTGCGCGTGTTTCGTGCCGGAACTCCCCGTTGTTGACCTCAAGTCGATGGTTTCGCGTCTCGTCGGTCAGCAGCTTGATGACGTATACGGACGGGACCAAGGTCCCGAGATACCCCTGGAGGAAATCTTCAATGACGATCCCCCCGACGGTGAGGAGGAATTTGGACCCGGCTTTATGGAGGATGATGTCGAAGCAGAAAGCGCCTTCGAAGAAAGAGTATCCCGAGCCAGGCCCGTCAACGGAACAAGGGCGCCGCAGCGGGCTGAGGCCGATCCAGATGATGAGGACGAGCTCGGCGAGGACCCCGGTGATCCAGGCCCCCCAGAGCCCGCCAGACGCGCCCCCAAGCGAGTAGATTCGCGCCAGGAGCCGCGCTCGAGAGCGGCTGCCGACCCTTCGAGGGAGGCAAAGCCGGCGCGGCGTAGCCGCGCCGGCAGAGCCCCTTAGGCTCAGGTTTAAGCGGGCCACCATACGGCCCGCCCTCTACTGTCAACTCCTGACATTTTTGGTCATGAAAACGGGTTGCCCGGCTGAAAACCGGGCGCCCGCATGACCTTGCACAGCCGCGCGCAGGAGGGGTCAAGGCCGAAGAGCGAAGCGTGCCTTGACGCCTCCGAGCACGGCGGTACACTGACCGTGCGTGGTCGGAGCATTTTCCACTGGCGCACATACCCCTTCTCTTGATGTAGTATGTGCGCATTGACACTCACCAGGAGAGAGGGACATGCGATGTCGGAGACTGATGAGCGTAGGCAACCCGAACGCCGGAGAAGGGCTGAGGGTCTTGATTCGCTGCGGGCGTTGTCTAGGATGCAGGGTGTACCATCAGAGGGCTTGGACTCTCAGGATGCTGATGGAGCAGCGTTCGAACGTGCTCACGAGCTTCATGACGCTCACTTACGCGGACCCGGTGCCTTCGGACCCGCTGGGCTTGCCGCGTATTACCAAGTTCTGGAAACGCTTTCGCAAGAGCACCCCGGCTACTGTCCGGTACTTTTATTGTGGCGAGTACGGATCGCGGACAAATCGCCCTCACTTTCATGCGGTAGTTTTTGGCTGGGCAGGACAGCCCGGCTTTTCTCAATTGACGGAGTGGCCGCACGGTTTCGTGCACTGCGGCGATGCCACGCCAGCGTCGATGGCTTATGTCGCGAAGTACGCGCTGAAGTCCTGCGTTGGCCTGGGAGCACCGCATGTGGTGCGGATGTCGCGCCGTCCAGGTCTCGGTCTCGCCGCCCTGGAAGAGGTCGGCGCGTCGCTAGGCAGAGAGTATCGAGAGGTTGAGCAGCTGCCGACGTGGTTGCGCGTAGGCGCTCGGTGGTACCCATTGGATAGGCGCGCACGGCTGTCGGTGGCCTCCGGCTTCGCGCGCGCCGGGGGCCTGGTGGGCGTGTCCACCAGGTCCCCCCTTGGTTTGGACCTTCAGGCCCATTTGATCGATAAGTGGGGAGCCCATTTGGGGCCCGATCTGGAAGTAGGGCGCCTTAAGAAGATCCGTATACGGGAGTTAGAACGTGGCAAGGCGTAGAAGGAGAGAGTATGATCTGGCCGAAGAGGACAGGAGGCGCCACGAGAGGTGGCGCTCAGCGCTCGAAGAGAGGCAGGTTCTTGAACGTCGGGCGCCATCCCCCAATTCAATTCCGGCGCGGCGCTTCTCGTCTTTCAATCAGCCGCGCAAAGTCAAGCGCGTCGTCCGCGAGGTCGCACGGCCGAGGTTGCCGCTTTTGCGACTCGCTCGCCTCCCTTCTCGGTTACTTTCGGTACGGCGCTTCGCGAAGAACGCGACGCGACACTTGAAACGCAGGTTGTTGCAGACCCCCTGTCGCCGGACACGCCATGCCTCGAGCCGGCTACGCTTCCAACGCATGTTGACTCGACTTGGCTCTGGCGCCGGCGCTTACCTGCGCAAGCGTCGTCATACCGAAGAGGAACGTTTACGGAGGCTTTCACGTGCTTGTTGAGGGGGGTAGAGGGGCGCGGGGAGGAGGGACCGGAGGTCCTTCCTCCTCGCTTCGCATCCCACCAGTCTCGTACTTCCTTTGGCCTTCCGTCGTGATCCGGGAACATCTCGATCGTGCGTGTACACCTTACCATAGGAGGACCCCTTGATTGGACCGATATTGCAGGCCGCTGCCGGCCTGGCTGGTAACTTATTCACTAACCAGCAGAACCTCAAGCTCGCAAAATCCAGTGTACAGATGAGAGTGGCCGATGCAAAGAAGGCCGGTATACATCCTTTGGCGGCGCTTGGAGCGCAGATTCAGGCCCCACAAGTACAGCCGCTCGTGGGCGATTCGGTCGGCAATGCTCTTGGACAGATCGGAGCTTCACTCACCGGGACCCAGGCCGAAGACCGGGCTCTCGCAATTCGCAGGTCCGAGGCCGAGATCCGTCGTGTTGAGGCGGAAACGGCGATCCTTCGGGCCAGATCACGTACTGTTATTGAGAGCGGACGACGTGTTGGTCGTGAGAGAGCGGCCGTGGAGCGTGAGGTCATTCCTTACGGGCCGTTTGGCCGTATTCATACGAACCCTACTCACGCTGATGCCCAGGTGATTCAGGATCGGTACGGAGATATAGTAGAGAATGTTGCAGGTATGGGTAACGTTTTTGCTGACGCTGATCACACATTGCGTCGTCGTGTTCGTGTTCGTGCGTTGCACGCGCGTGGGCAGATCGCTCGCGGTAGGCTCCCGCGGAATTATACGTGGGGATCGGATGTACCAGGACTGAGGTTTAGACCCTACAGGAGGTAGGCAGATGGCATATGGACGTCGTCGGAGTTTCCGTGGTCGTCGTAGGTTCGGCGGCATGCGTCGTGGTCGCCGCCGTATGGGCGGCTTCCGCCGTAGAGGTATGGCTGGCAGGCGTCGTCGACGCGCTGGTGGCAGGCGTTATCAAGTAATTGGGTCGAGGATGTAGTCATGCCAAGGATGAACCGTGCACCCCACAACCTGTCACATTACCGCCTCACTACTTTTGACATGGGGCAATTGGTGCCCGTCGCTTGCGTGGAAGTCGTCATGGGAGACTCGTTTATTCACTCCACCGCCGCTCTTGTGCGGGCCAGTACGTTGGTCGCTCCTGTTATGCATCCCGTGGACATTCGCGTTCACCATTGGTTCGTTCCGAATCGCGTTGTGTGGAGTGACTGGGATGAGTTCATTACCGGGCGAGACCCGGAGCTGACAGTACCGACGATCGACGTGCAGTCAGGTGGTACGTATACGTTGCTTGATCATCTGGGAGTACCTGATGATCCTGGTTTGATCAACGCTCTGCCAATTCGTGCGTACAATAAGATTTACAATGAGTTTTACCGTGACCAGGACATTATCACGGCTGTTGCAGAAGATTCGGTTACGTTGAAGCGGGTCGGCTGGGAGAAGGATTATTTCACGACCTGCAGGCCCAACCCTCAGCAAGGCACGGCTATCACGATTCCATTCTCGGCCGGTACAGAGGCGCCGCTGGTAGGGCGCGGAGGTAAGCTGTATTTCGATCGGGCCAGTCCATCGACGGCGTCAGGCGTGGTCGTGCGGGCTTCTCAGGCTGGTTTGACCGCGGATTTGACGGACCCCTACACGACTGTCGACGCGAATGACGCGAGCACGGAGACGAACCGGAACTTCGGACTGGATGTGGACTTGGCGCCAGGTACTCTTGCTGCCGACCTTGGGTCGGTGTCTGGTGGCGGCATCGATGTGAATGAATTTCGGATGGCTATGGCGATGCAGCGGCATCTGGAGGCGCGGAACCGTTGGGGCTCGCGTTATCAGGACTATTTGCTGTATCATGGCATTCGGCCTAGGGACTCACGCATTGATATTCCAGAGTATTTAGGCGGCGGCCGTCAGACGATGGCTTTTTCGGAAGTGCTAGCGACGGCGGAAGGGACGAATACTGCCGTTGGTGACCAGGCGGGACATGGCATTGCAGCGATGCGTACACGTCGTTATAAGCGATTCTTCCCGGAGTCTGGATGGGTGCTTTCTTTGATGTCCATCCGTCCCAAGACAGTGTATGCTGATCAACTACATCGGCAATGGCTAAGGAGCTTGAAAGATGATTTTTGGCAGCGAGAATACGAGGCCTTCGGTCCTCAGGCTGTGCTTAAGAAGGAGGTGTACGGGAATCACGCGTCTTCGACCGAGGTGTTTGGCTACAATGGCCGACACGACGAATATCGGAGGCACCCAAGCTACGTCACTGCTGGTTTTCGGTCGTTGGATGATTATTGGCACATGGCGCGGTTTTTTGCATCTGCACCGGCACTCAACCAAACGTTTATCGAATGCACGCCTACGGATCGTATCTATGCGGATACATCTGAGCCGGAGATACGCGCTCAGGTAAGTCATCGGATTGCCGCTCGGCGGCTGATATCGAAGAGGAGCAGGTACTGATGTCTTTGCGAGTCCAGACGATAAGGCCCGAAGAATGGGTGACGCTGAAGGGCGAGAAGGAGTACCAGGTAGAGCTTACGCCTGGAGATTGTCAGCTGGACTATGATCTGCGTGCGGATAAAGAGATGTCGGTCTATCTCGGTGTGGGTGATAAGGTTATCCCTCTCGGCACCGGCACTCGGGTTCAAGGTCGTTTGTTTGTGGCAGCTTTGCGATGGCTGCTGGTTAAGTTCCCGAGTGCGGCGACTGTTGCTGCCTCGGTATTTCAGGTGCCG